TACTGGCTGCGCAATTGCACCGTCAACCATAACGAGAACCTTAACGTCTGTTGGAAGATGTACGCAAGAGTATGTCTTAACACCGTGGAAAGCGTAGAACTCTTCGTCAGCTGCTCCAACACCAGGAACTGTTACCTTGTCAAGGTATGTTCTGATTTTTCCGTAGTAGTCCGGATCCAGTACCATGTGCATCATTGATCTTGGAACTCCGTCCACGTACTCATTCTTTGTTGTCTCACACTGCTGAATCATTTTCTCTGCAATCTCTTCAATTGCTGTGATTCCTGTCAGATCTACTTCTGTAGCATCTGTACCAGCTACTTCGAAGAACTTTGTATCAAGCTCTGCTGCCATTCTAAGCGCATGGTTTGCTGTTCTCTTAGCAATAAGTCCTTCAACTCCAAGAAGAGAAACATCTTTCTGCTCTACTTCTTCTACGATCTCTCTGTCCTGATCAATCGGAATTGTTACCGGTTTACCTTTAACACCGTCACCCTTTGCAGCTGTTCTAGCTGTTCCGTAGTTCTTCGGTGTTGCGTTTGCAAATCTCTTCGCTTCTACTGTTCCGGCATGAGGATCACCAGAAAGCTCTGTGTTCTTCATTGCTCCGGAAATTGTAAGTTTCTGTACGTTCTCGATTACCTTTCCGTATTCCTCTGCAAGGAACATCTTTCCAGATGGATCGAGAAGCATGTTTAATGACTGAATTCTTGTATCTGCCATGTTTGTATTCTCCTTTAACTTTTTAAGGTCAACGATTATCTCTGATTGATAACCGTTCTATCGCATGACTACCATACTGCCGGTGGTGTGTACACTGGATCCTTGCCGTCTCCTCCGCCTTTGTTTGTAGGTGCTGTGAAAGTTGGCACATTCGGAGCATCTGTTGGAGCAAATGCATCTTTCTGTGACTCTCTCAGCTCGTTCATGTAATCATCGAGTCCGAGGATTTTTTCACCTTCACGTTTCAGCCCTTTCTCTTTGATCATGCTGATAATTCCTGTCTTAGCAAACTCAGATGTGAATTTCTCACCTGACAGTGCCTTAATCAGTGCATCATTGAAGTCTCTCTCTTCAATCTTTGCTGCATAATCTTTCTCGCTGTCCGCAAGTTTTGTCTGCCACTCTTTCTCTGCGGTCTCTGCTTTGGTTTTCCACTCATCACGTTCTTTTGTGATGGCATCAAAGTCTTTGCCCTCAAATCCTTCAAGTGTAGACTTGGCTGTGTCATACTGTGTTTTAATGTTGTCTCTTTCCTGTGTGACTGTCTCAAGCTTTCTGCCCTGTTTCTCAAACTCGGCAAGAGTCTTGTAATTCTCGTTCACACTGGTTTCGATTGTTTTCTTCTGCTCATCTGTAATCTCAAGACCAGCATCGGAAAGAATCTGAATAATGTTTTTCATGTAACGTATCCTCCTCAACGTATTTTATTAACCGTTTCGTCCACGGTAGGGATTCAGACAGATAAACCTCTGTCAGGGTAATCGTGGTTGAGGGAGTCGAACCCTCATAACCATTACCACGCAAGAACAGATGCTATAGAAAGGCAGATTCACATCTGTCCCCAGCTCCATTAGGAGCAAAGCCTACCGAGATGTGCGATACCTCTTAACAGGATTCCCCTAGTAGGCTATTTTTTAAAAAGGAGGTGCAAAAATATGATATAATCTTCACCCAATATCCATTATGAATGTTTTTGATTACTTCGTTGTACCCATCTTTAACTCTTTTTCGCACTTTCGTATCTTCTTGCAGCAGCTGCACTCTTCATAGCTTGCTTTCTGTCCCACCGTGCGACTTTCAATCGTTCTGCATACTCTCTCAAGTCATTCTCTTCGCAAAATGCACTGTACCGCTTATTCTGAAGTTTCAATGTGTGAGCCTTGCGGTCCAACATATTCTGCAATTCAAACCTTGCCTTATCATCTTTGCAGTTATCAACAGCTGTCTGCAAGTTCTGTATCTTCCTCTTGGTGTCTCTAATCCTGCGCTCCTGTGCTCTCTGCTTCTTCTGCAATTCCTCTACTCTGTGATTGTCAGCAAGAGTTATCTTCTTATCCTCATAAGGATTGTTCACTCCGTCACCACTTCCAAATGAGTGCCTACAGTTCCAACCGCACAAGCCTTCACCAGTTCCGAAACCAGTTGTCTTAACGAAGTCCGGGAATCTCTTATCCTTTCCACTTCGTGAGTAGAACCGTCCTTGCCACCACAAGTGATTGCCAGGATTCATTCCACCATTACCAGTACGTGCTCCTAAGTGAGCAGACACAAGAACGGTATCCCAATTCATTTCTTCCATTCTCTTCATGGAGATGTCGGCAGCTGCTTGTCCCACTCCTGTCCTCACGATCATCATCGTTGCTGACTCAATGCTCATTCTGTACCCAGTAGGATAGTTCACTTTGAGTCCTACTTCTGTGATATTGTTAATTACATCTCTGACCGCTTGTGTGTACGATACAGCACCAGTAGATACAAGATGGTATGCATTGTCCATCTGATTGATGAAAGTCTTCTGTGCATCCAGTGCTGTGGTCCGTGTGAAGTTGTTCCATTCTCCGGCAGTAGCAAGGTAATCTCTCTCGAGGATCCTGAGCATGGTTGGAGATTGCATCAGTGCTGTTGGAGTGAGTCCGGCTGCAATATACACAGCATCATCCCATTTCAACGAAGTGATACCAGCATCAATGAAAGCATCCTTGATTTCTTTCTGCTGTAACTTTGTCTTGTCCGCTATTTCCTTCTGGATATCCTCTAACAGTTCACCAGACTCTTGAAGCACTTGTATCTGCCATCGGTCTGTCTGTGTCAGCAGATAGTCCTCACCTCTGCCGAGTCTCTTCATGATTCTCTCGATGATCATGTCCATAATATTGCGATGAAGGGACGAAGATATCTCCTCCGCCCCTTCTGTTATTCTTTGTAAATATTCAGGTGTTAGCATTATTTCTCACCGTCTTTACTTCCACTCTCTGACCAGTCTTGTGACCATGTGGACAGTAGTACCAATTTTCTTTTATCTGTTCCATTACTCTAACCACTCATTATCCAAATAATAAAATCCATATACAACAGCTCCAATCAATCCAATCCAGAAAATCCAAAATAAAATTAAAAATACTGTGCCATCAGTTTCAAATCTTTTCACAATATCCTCAAGCGTGTAATCTTTATAGAAGGAGGTTTCATCTGGTATAGTTCCGTCTTTAAGGTTCGCGAAAATCGAACCTTTATACTTTGTACTTACTCCGTAATACACAAATCGCACTTTTACGCGTTCACCAGACTCCCAACTGTACACCTTATCTCCTGGAATTGTTTTTATGTGTTTTGAATGAGGCAAATCTATCTTGCCGTAAGGGAATATTGAACCACAAAACTCAATTTCTTTCGCATGTAATGACTCTACATTTTCCGTTTCCCATTCATAATAAACTTCTGTCTCAGTGTATTCATTACCATCCGAATCTGTTTTTGTTACTTCTTCTTCATGACGCTCGTATCTCTCTTCCGCTTTTTTAACATACATATATTCTCCACCGATTTCCGGGAAAGTAACTGTATCAACGGCTTCTAAATCACCATAAACAAAAGCATCCCCAACGTTTGTGTCCATCCCATATCGGAAAAGTTCTTCATCCTCAATCTTAACAGCCTTATTGTATCTTTCATTATTATCCATAATACTGTTTTGAATCTTACCTGATATAAGAAATCCAATCAAAAGCATTACAGCCACGATAGATACACTTGCTAAGACTTCACGCTTTGTAATCTCCATTTATTTATCTCCGAACAAATCTTGTGGTGCATCTTCTGATACATCGTATTCAAGGTAAGAATAAGACTGTTTCTCATATCCAGTCATATTCAAGAAAATACTTGTCGGAAATTTACGTACGTAACGATTGTACTGCTTCACCTGTTTATTGAAGTTACTTCGATATTCAGCAATCATATTTTCTGTGATCGACAGCTCGTTCATTAGCTGCTTGTAATTTTCATTCGACTTCAACTCTGGATATGCTTCACTTACTGCCGTAATAGCTGTAGTGACATTCTCAATATTCCCAGTCTGCCCTCTTCCATCGACAACGGCTTTCAATGTTTCTGCCTCATGCGAATCATACTGTTTCACGCAATCCGCAAGATTATATACAAGGTCAACTCTTCGTTTTTCCTGCACCTTGATATCCGACTGTGCCGTCCTTGCTTGCTCTTCCATTGCAATAGCCCTATTCTGCGAGCTGTATACTCCAAATACACACATTAAAACTACTGCAACAACTCCACAAAATGCAATTAAGGCTACTTTCCAATTACTTTCCATCTATTTACCCCTTTGTATGACAAGTGTTTGTAATCTTTCCGTACACATCTTCATATAGTTCCTATTTTTCGTTCTTTCCAAGAACATTTCTTTCAATGCGATCTTCTACTCTACGATTCATCCACATGAGTGCTTCCTCAATATGAGTAAGTGCGCAAGCATTTTCTCTTGACGAAAACGGTCCTGCCTGAAAAGCCTTTAAGCGATCACGGACAATTTCCAGTAAATCTGTGTCGATTACACCGTGAAGCGAATCTTTTTCTTTTCGTGGTCCGCACTGCATCTGCAATGTAAGAAGCAGATTATCTGGTTCCGCTCTT